AGTTCCTTTCTTCGGAGTTCTTTTTCCTTGCCCGTAAGCACTGGAGAGCGGGGGATGGCGTAATTAGTCATCATCTTTTTGACTCTCTGCGTCAATTTTCCGCTGTAGGTCGGCTTTGCGTTTCTCTTCAGCCTTGTTCTTTTCAAAGATACGCGCCCAGTTTTGCCCGAAAGTTTCTGCGGGGATTGACTGAGGGCGTCTCTTACTGCCTTTGCCGTTATCGGCGCGTGAAAACTTACTCATTAGAAGGGCAAATCCTTATCAAAGTCCCCCAGTGGGGCAGAAGTTTTTTCTTGGTAGGGTTCTTTTTCTTTAACCTCAAGGCTCATGTAACTGTCGCCGCTCTTGGATGTCTTGATCCATCCAGCGAGTTCCAGCTCTTGGCCTTTGTAGTTCAGCGGGCCGCGGTAGTCGGGCTGGTTAGGCTTGGTCTTCTTCTTGTTACGGAAGAAAGCGCCGCGGTTCGTGTCATCATAATCAGGCATTGTCGACAGACCTCTCTACTTCCTGTGTAACGGCCGCGGCTATGAGGACGGCCTCACGGGCTAGGTCGTAACGGTTTGTGTGCTTGCCGGATTCTACCAAAGCCTGAGCAATCATAAACACGTGGCTTTCAAACTTTTCTTTGCCGGTCATATTATTCCTCCGAGGAATCTTCTTGGTCAGCGAGATATTCATCTCGTTCTCGTTTTCTGTCGAAATCATCGACAAAGTCTTCTTCTAGCGAATCAAGGTAACGATCTAAGTCGGCCATTACGGGATCTTTGTTCACATTATTCTCCTTGTAAGGTAGCCCGTGACGTGGGCCAAGCGGCGTGTGCCTGCGCTTACGACTAAAAATAGCCAAGGAATCGGCATCACACGCTGCGGATGTTTTTCGAACTCACCCACCGTCCGCTGGGGCTTACTTCGAGAGACCTATCTTTCTCGAAGCTTTAAAGTCTGCTGCCGGTACAAGTATCCAAATATACCATACTCGCCCCGCATCATCGCCCGATGCACTTCGACAAGGTGTTCGGCTAATTCTTCTGGGGCCATGGAATTGAGGTACGTGAGCTGCGGATCGTCGTGCATGTCGCGCTTAAGTTTCTCTAAGTCCATTGTTTTGGCCTGTTCTCACATTCTAATCTTATATAAAACCCAAGCGCAACTTGTTTTTTACATAAACAAGGTATAATCTGTGCGTCTTTCAATTAAGGAGTATAGCATGGCTAAGATGGGACGCCCGGTAAAGTGGCCTCAAGACACGGTAGATCAAATACGGTACGCTAGATTTGTCGAAAAGCGCAAGATAGAGTGGATTGCACTCAAGTTTGGCGTTCCGATCGACACCGTTAGGGATTACATCTACAGAGGTACGCGCAGTGGAAAGAATGAAGATAAGTAGGATACACGTCTGCTCTAGGTGCGAGGAAGCTTTTGAGATAGAGCCTTTCTTAGTAAGGTTGCTTGAAGAAGAGGAAGCTGAAATTGAATCGATCATTTGTTATGACTGCCTTGCCGAAATCTTTTTTTCGGAAGAGGGCATCAGCGAAGTTATCCATTGATTAAATATCACGGAACTCCTATTGGCGGTAAAAACACTGACGCGGCCGAATTGCTCCGGGGAAGGCACGCTTTGGTTAGCCATGCGCACTCGGAGCAGTTAGGTATCGTGCTAGAAAACTGTCAATCTTTTATCTTGGACAATGGGGCTTTTAGCGAATGGAAAAAGTCCGGGGATGAAATTGATTTTGATGTTTATGTAGATTGGGTTAAGTCTTTGTATAGACACCCTAATTTTGATTGGTGTTTGATACCCGACAAGATAGATGGAAGCGAATCTCATAACGTAGCCTTAGTGAATAGATGGCTTCGTCTAGGTTTAAAGGCAAAAGGCGTCCCGGTTTGGCATTTACACGAAAGTTTAGAATGGCTTGAATGGATGGTAGATCGATTCGAATGGGTAGCCATAGGAAGTTCGGGTCAATGGGCTACTCCTAATACAAAAGGATGGTGGTCACGGATGGAAGAAGCTATGAACGTTTGCTGTGATTCTTCTGGCAGGCCCAAATCAAAACTACATGGCTTACGTATGCTAGATCCCAAAATATTTATAAACCTTCCTTTGGCTTCCGCGGACAGCACTAATGCCGCAAGAAACAACAATCAATTAAGTCGATTTGGAATGTATGCACCGCCGTCTGCTGGGCAAAGAGCCGCTAACATTGCCGCAAGAATAGAATCTTTTAATTCTGCTGCGGTTTGGGTAGGTAATAAACAACAAAATTTAGAGCTGTTCTAATGGTAAATTCAATGCTCTGTGTGGCGTTGGCCGTGTACTTTGAAGCGCGGAATCAGCCGGCTCAGGGACAAAGCGCGGTCGCTCACGTGGTATTAAACCGCGTGGCGGACCCTCGTTACCCTTCTGACCCGTGTGCCGTGGTCATGGAAGGCCCAACCTACGTTAATTCACCAAGCAACCTGCCCGTTCGTCATCGCTGCCAGTTTAGTTTTTTCTGTGATGGTCTCCCGGAGGAAATAACGGACATGGACGCGTGGCGTGAGGCGCGGATGTGGAGTTTATTGGCTATGAATGGCGCGACGGATGACCCGACGTATGGCGCTACCCACTACCACGCGACTTCCGTTTGGCCTTTTTGGGCACCTCATCTAGAGCTGACAGCCTCGATAGAAGATCATGTATTCTATCGAAATCCAAAGTTTCCAATAGCTCCGAGAGTCTTTGTATCTGGAAGATGACTTCTTCTGCGTCATCCTCGTCCAACTCTATTATTATCCGTTTACCCAACTTTCTTTGCGCTCGTTTGCTTTTCTGCTTCGTGTTTAACACCAAGCATGGCTTGCCACATTTGCAGCTTTTCAACGTCTTCGCTGTTTGCGGCACCCTTGGTTTCTATTTGCTTTTCCACGGTCTCTAATGCAATTTTAAAACTTTCTTCTATGGACTTAGACACCCTCTGCTCCTTTCTTTAAAGAAAATACTGCGTCTCTTTCGTCTACCTTAGGCAACTCTGTTCGGCTTTTAAATTCTTTAACTTCGTCCGCGATGTAGCGCTTGTCTTTTTCGGACAGGTTGGCGTTCTTCCATGCCTCATAGACGATACGTAGTTGGCCGCTGATAGTGCGCCCTTCTACGTGGCTAATTACCACAATTTCTTGATAAACGTCCTTGGGAAGCAGGACGCTTTTCCACTTTGATGTATCCATATTACACGCACCTCTGTGTGCGATTATATAAGACTTTATTCGACAATGTCAAAATCTCCCCAGTTCGGACCCAGCTCAATATCGCACTTATTGGGCACAGATATCTTGATGGCATTCTGCATCATAACGGCAAGTTCCTTTGCCTGTTCGGAAGACTTTACGCTAAAGGCCAGTTCGTCATGGACTTGCAGAAGGGGCACGGTTCCGCTCTTGTACACGTCAACCATGGCCTGCTTTGTCATGTCCGCAGCGCTCGACTGGATTAGCCGGTTCAGCGCTTTATAGGTGTAGGCGCGCTTGAGTCTAGTGGTAGGCCCGTAGGCGTTCACAGCGTCCTGATACGGCATTGCTTTGTTCATGGCAAACTCATCGGGTTCCCACATATCAAAACGCGCCTTACGGCCTCCCAGAGAGCGCAGAGAACCACTCGAACGCTTATCTTCTAACGATCGTTGTACGCCTTGCATCAGCCCTTTAACAAAAGGAACCCGGGCATGGTACTGCTTGGTGAGTTCTTTGGCCTCAGGCAGCGTTATATCTAGCTGCTCAGACAGTTTAGTGACGCCCATTCCGTACATCATGGCTAGATTGATTACCTTGGCCTGCTTACGTGGGATGTCCGCCATCTCGGCTACCATCGTATGGAAGTCCATGTCCGGGTTTTCATTATAGGCTTCTACAAACTCGGTCACTCCGGGCATATCCATGTTCTTGTACTCAGCAAACGCATGCGCGTAATGAACCAAGATCCGTGGTTCCTGCTGCGAGAAGTCTATTGCAGCCCACTGCTCTCCTTCCTCCGGGAGAAATAGCCTGCGGATCATAGGTCCAAGCTCCGGGTCGCGGGCCGGGATCTGTTGTAGGTTAGGGTTGTTCATTGAAAGGCGGCCTGAGACGGCACCTCCGCCCTCTGAGCGTAGTTGATTGATGTGCCCATGC